ATGAAGATTATAAATTTGTATAATAAATACGTAGATGAGGAAGAGGAGCACTTTATGGTCATCCGTATTAATAACGATATTTATGTGTTTTCCTCTGAAACTAAGCTTGGTCAAGAATAGGGGTTATTTACTATTTGTATTTAATAGACTAAGTAAACAGATGTATTTAAACGATGTAGTTACGTAACAGAGAAACACAAAAATAGAGAATGAGAAATTTGTTATAATGCCGAATGCATGGATGCATGAGACCATCATGAAAATAATTTTTACTACTATTTGTTACTAAAAGTTAAGGTCAAAATATATGCGCAATATTCAACAAGTTTTAGAGTGTTGGGGCGGTTGGGTTGATGATGCCACTGGTGTTAATTGGCCACCGATCGCTGCTGGATTTAAAGGTCTGATTGCGTCAACTCGTTCATTACGTCCTTCCTGCTGTGATAACGATGGCTTAATCATTGATGCTTGTATCGCAAAGTTGCAGACGGTAGATAAATCTGAAGAAATTGAAGTTTTATTTATGTACTACGCTTTAAGGCTTTCCAAACGGTCCATCGCGCGTTTAATTAAAGTACCTGATATTGAAGTACGTTCCCGGTTGCAAAAGGGAGAAAGTTTTGTTCAGGGATGTTTGGCTATGCTTGATATTAAGTTAGAAATGGATGATGAAGTACAAAAACATAAAAAGCTTGCGCGTACGCAAAAAGCTATGGTAGTGTACTAATCAGTTAAAGTTGCGAATAAGCCCCGATAGAAATGAAATATAGAAATATCGGGGCTTTTTTCATTTGAATATTTGCAGGTAATGGGGAAAATAGGGCTTAACCCATCAAATTCAGTTTAAAAAATTCATGCTATCCAATGAACTCTGTTTGGTACGAATGAATCTCAAGTTTCTTCTATTGTACTCTGATAAATAAGTGAAAATTTAAATCATAATTGTCGAAGGTCGCACTGTGTTGCGGCCTTTTTCGTATTTGCCGTCGCGAATCGCTTACGTATATTTTTTACCTTTTTCGTGGTCGGTATCCCGATTAAATCAATCATCACTCGGTGTTGGGAGCTAAGCCTTCAGCAAAGTTTGGTTTACCCAAGCACAGGGTGAGTTATTGCTGTTTGATGGAGGTATTTTTGATGAGCAACGGTAGTGATAAAGCGGGTTGGTTAACACCTGTCACGCCTGGGCCTGAGTACGATGATGAGCTGGAGCACATACTGAGTCGTTGGCTGGGAGGTGTTTCTGGTTTGCCTGACGATAAAGTGCGTTCTCGATGGACATCAGCACAACTGTCCCAGTTACCGGCAGATGATGACGGGTGTGATTTTGACATAACGGATTTTATTTCGGATGCCTCGCCGGCTTTTGAGAACCAGACTGATGAAGGAACCCAGTTATGGCGTCATGAGGAAATTGTGTGCTTGATTTCCTTTTATGGCCCGAACAGCCAGCGGTACGGTGCCCGTTTTCGTGATGGAGTGGCGGTCAGTCAGAACAATGACGAATTGGAACGTTTCGGTCTTTCAGTCGATAAACTCAGCCGGCTGACTTTGCTACCGGAACTTATCAATAACCAGAGGGTGCGTCGTTATGACATGACGATCACCTTGCGGCGAAAAGTGGTGCGTGAATACGGTGTTAAATCACTGGTGGAAGCGCCTGTCAAATTCTTAGGAGATTAAATTATGCAGGGTTTACCTGTTTCAAACATTATCAATGTCACGTTGAATATGGCTCCTCATGCGGCTCAATCCCGGAACTTTGGGGCGTTACTGATCATCGGTGCAAGTAACGTGATCAACCCTCATGAACGTTTACGCCGGTATTCGGATATCGATGGTGTCGGTGCTGATTTTGGATTGAGTTCACCAGAGTATCAGGCCGCGGCGCTTTATTATTCCCAGTCACCCCGTCCGGTTGATTTATATATTGGTCGGTGGGCTAAGGACAATGTGGTCTCCTCTTTACAAGGGGCGGTATTGACTAAACAGCAGCAAATGATGAGCAAATTTATTGCTGTCACCGATGGCTCTTTTAAATTGACGATTAACGGTAAAGAAACGGTATACAGCGGCGTCGATTTGAGTAAAGAGGCCAATCTTAATGGTGTGGCCCAACGGATAGCAGATAAGTTAAAAGATTGTTCAGTCATATATGATAGTTCTTCTTCGCGTTTCGCTATTATGTCGAATTCTGTAGGGGCGGTTGGCTATGTTTCACCGGCAACGACGGGAACTTATATTGGTGATTTATTAAAGCTGGACGAAATATCGGGTGCTACCGCTATCGAATCTACCAAAGCAGAAACCATTGCCGAGGCGGTGGCAGCACTGGGATCGGTGTCCAGTGGCTGGTATGGGTTGGTTATCGCTGATGACTCTCTGACGGATGAAGATATTCTCTCTGTTGCTGATTACATTGAGTCCGCATCTGTTTCCCGTATCTATGGACATACAGTGCAAAAAGCAGACGTATTGGATGCTGATGTTAAAACTGATATCGGTTCAAAATTAAAAGAGAGAAACTATCAACGCACACTTTGGCAATATTCAACCGGTAAACCCTACACGGTTGCTTCGCTGTTGGGCCGTATGTTTACCGTCAATTTCAACGGCAATAACACCACCATCACCTTGAAATTTAAACAGGAACCCGCTGTAACCGCAGAAAACCTCACCGCAACGCAAGCCAATGTGTTGAAAAGGATGAATGGCAACGTTTTTGTTAAATACAGCAATGATACGGCCATTATTCAGGAAGGTGTCATGGCGAATGGGGATTTCATTGATGAGCGCCACGGTCTGGATTGGTTGCAGAACTACGTTCAGAACAATCTTTATAACCTGCTTTACACCAGTACTAGCAAGATCCCACAGACTGATGAAGGTGTGACACGGCTAATCACCAATGTTGAACAGTCACTGGCTCAAGCGGCGACAAATGGATTAATCGCTCATGGTGTATGGGGCGGCGATCCGATTGGAGCGCTGGATACGGGTGCAACATTAACCAAAGGTTACTACGTCTACGCACCGCCAATTGCAACGCAGGCACAGGCTGATAGAGAAGCCCGAAAAGCACCGGTTATTCAGTGTGCAATCAAATTAGCAGGTGCTGTTCACTATGCTGATGTCATTATTAATGTAAACAGATAAGGGTTGAAAATGGCTACATATTCTTTTCTTGATGTTTCCGCTTCTATTACCGGAGTTGGCGGCTCTTTTGATCTTGGTAACGGTGCCGCGCTCTCTGATGAGGGAATTACAGTCACCATGTCGGAGAGTAAAAACACCATGACCACCGGCGCAGACGGAGAAGTCATGCATTCATTGCATGCGACCAAGTCAGGAACCATCACGATTAATTTACTTAAGACCAGCTCAGTCAACGCCAAATTGAACGCGATGCTCAGCACACAATCGCTTTCATCAGCGGCATGGGGTAATAACGTGATTGTTATTCGCAATAAACAAAGTAATGACATTGCTGTTGCTCGCTCTGTCGCCTTTCAGAAACAACCGGATTTGCAGAATAACAAAGCAGGCGGTACCGTTTCCTGGGTATTTGATTGCGGAAAAATCGACATCATGTTAGGCACATTCTAACCAGCTTATTTCACAACCATTTAAATCACCTTTAAATTTGCCGCAGCATTTGTCTCTATTTTTACGTCGGACTTATGCTGCGGTAGTTTGAGCGAGCTTGAGGATAAGTGATCATGGAATTTGAAATTGATGGCAAAAAATATCGCAGTGGTAAATTGAACGCTTTTCAGCAACAAGATTTAGCGGTGGCTTTGGCTCCGGCTATTCCGGCACTTGGACCGCTGATGAAAAAGATGGTGACAGCTAAAAGTGATGATGGAGTGACGGGCTTTGAAGAAGTGCTCCCTTATTTGGTGGAATCCATCAATGCATTAGGAAAATCCAACCGACATGAAATTAATGATATTTGCTTATCAGTAGTTTCTCGTGAACAGAATGGTATCTGGAACCGGATTTATGAACCTGATGGACAGGTATTGATGTTCGATGACATCAACGGCTTCGAACTGCTGAAAATTGTCGGTTTTATTATTCGAGACTCATTGGGAAATTTTTTTCCCGCCCCATTAGAGAGCGTAGTGTAATCCCAGGGCAAGCCAGTTTAAATTTTGAAACCCTTCCGAAAGGGCGTGATTATCTATTACGCCCGGTCATTGCGGGCATGTGCCGTTATGAATCGTTGAAAAATAGCGTTCTTGATCTGGCTGATATTGCATTGATGAATGATGCCCTTGATGTTAAATCGGAAAATGAGGCCATGATAGAGAGGTGGCGAAATGAGCAATAACGTTGAAACAACTAAAGATTTCCTGGGATCGCTTAAGTTTGATGTTGATGAAGCCGGACAGAGTAAATTCATGGCTGTTATCACCGAAGTCACGGCTAATGTTCTCAAAATGGGGGAGGAAATTAAAAACGCAGCACTAGAGGTTATTAATTTCACCACTCAAGTTGCTAACGGATTGGATAAACTTTACTGGCAGTCACAGAAAACAGGCGCAACGGCTGAAAAAATTAAAGCCATTGGTTATGCCGTCAGTCAAGCAGGCGGAAGTGTTGAAGGGTTTAATCAATCTCTTGAGGGCGTTGCTAATTTCCTACATAAAAATCTAGGTGGTGAGGGATTATTGCGGAACATTGGTGTTCAAACCCGAGATGTAAATGGCAACCTTCGGGATACAGCATCTTTGGTGGCACAGGTGGGTGAGCAGTTATCGAAAATGCCGATGGATCGGGCCAATCGATACGCCCGCAAACTGGATATTGATGAAAATACCTCGATGGCTATGCGTCGTGGGATTGGTCAATATGTCGCTGAATATCAGGACATGACGAAAACCATAGGTTATAACCCGACTAAAGCAACGCAGCAATCTCACCAATTTATAGTGCGCATGAATGCCTTAGATAATTTGTTTGGGATGATAAAAGAAAAAATAGGTGCGGATTTGGCGGGGGGATTGACTGGACGAGTCGAATCATTTCAACAAACTATCCTGCTTAATTTCCCTAGAATAGAAAAGGTTATTAATCGTGTATTGAATGTCATACTGAATTTGGCTGATGACATAACATTATTGGTCAGTCGCGTCGGTGAAGCTATTAGTGATTTAATTGGCTGGTGGGACAGACTGGATAATAGTACAAAAACGCTTATTAAAGCACTAGGTGGCTTACTATTTGCGTGGAAAATCTTAAATACGGCTTTTATGACTTCGCCAATAGGGATGATTACTGCACTGGCAGCGGCGTTGCTCTTGCTTTATGAAGACTACAAGGTTTGGAAAGAGGGTGGTAAGCATTTTATTGATTGGGATAAATGGAAACCCTCTATTAATGAATTTCTTAAAGCCATTGAAAAAATCTCTGGTTGGATAAATCAAGGAGCTAAGGCCGTTGGCGGTTGGAAAAATGTATTAAAAGGATTTGCGACCTTCATTGCAGTTGCATGGGCTGTGAAGATGATCAAAGGAATATCCCGTGTGACAAGTGCGATTCTTAATTTGGCTAAAGTGTCAAAATCTGTCGCCAGAGGGGGAATATTAGGTAAAGCGGGAATTTCAGGGGCCGTTGCTGTTGCATCAGAGCCATATATCGATAAAGCACTTAATCGGACTTTTGGTGGATATGACTACTTTCAGCGAATTAGGACCGCGAAAACTTGGCATGATTTTGGTGCTGCTCTGATTGGGGAAGGTAATGCCTATTGGGATAAAAAAGGGAATTGGGTAGATAAACGTGGAGAAAGCACCCTCCCGAAAGGATATTCTCAGTTTGCGGCAGATATTCCTGGTAATGCTCCTGTAGTCATGCATAAACCAGATAAGACGGCAGCAGATGGGCAAAATAATCAACTACTTAATAAAGATAATCCTAAAGTCAGAATGATAAAATTGGCTAATTCTGATGTGATACAAAGATTGGTTGATAACATGATGGTAGGGGTAAGTGGTAATAATCCTTATTTATCAGAGCATACCAAAACAGCGATTATCGGAGTACCATCGCCAGCGAATAAATCAACAAAATTAGTTGGACATTTAAATAATGTAGCCCATTATTTGCAGAATATTTCCATTGATCACCGAATGATCAATGGTGCGGTAACCAATATCAACAGTATGATGAACCATCAGGAATTGACTCCCGCTTTATTACATTGTGCGCCAATATCTGCCAGCAATAATATGCCGGGAATAGGAGAAGTAAATTATCATATTGAAGTCAACGGTGTTGAATCTCCTAGAGAAGCAGCAAGACTGACCGGAGAAACGGTAGAACGCACTCACAGTATGCTCCTTCGAAATATGCAAACACAGGTGAGATAACAATGGATATATTATCAGTCATGTTTTCTCAGCAAAAGAGAAAAATAGGTGTCATTGTACCGAGTGTCGTTATTTCAGAAACACATACGGATGTATCGAATATCACCGATCATCCGGTCCAGCAGGGGGTGACATTCAGTGATCATGCTTATGACAGCCCATCGGAAGTGAGAATGGATTTAGGTTTCGCCGGTGGTGGTTCGCTGCTTGATATTATTGATACAACAAAGGTATTTGATATTTCTACCGGGCTAAGCCTTGGAACCAGTCCGCGTGATATATATCAACAGTTACTTGACCTAAGGGCATCACATAAACCGTTTGATGTCGTAACGGGAAAGCGCTTATATAAAAACATGTTGATTAAAGATATCAGTGTCACAACAGATAAAACCAGTGAAAATGTTTTATCGGTGGTTTTAAACCTACGTGAAATTGTTATTGTTGAAACGTCACCGAATAAGGCCGCGCCGGCGGAAAATATGAAAAATCCTGAAGATACCGCACCTGTAGTTAATATGGGTGCCAAAGTCACGGTGAAGCCATCAATGCCAAAAATTATTCTTGATTTTATTATAGAGCGAGGTAAGAAATGGCTAGGGTTGTAGAAATTCCTTTATCACCGCAAAATCAGCAATTCGATATTCAGCTAAATGGCATTAACTATAAAATGAGATTAATGTGGCGTGATATCGGGGGTTGGATTTTGGATATTATGACGCCGAACAGTGAATTTATCGTTACAGGTTTGCCGTTGGTTTTTGGGGTTGACTTACTGGAACAATATCGCCATCTTGGTTTTAACGGCTCATTAATTTTTTATGGTGATATAAATCAGGAGAAACCTTTCAGGAATAATCTTGGTAAAGAGGACAGGTTATACTTTGTAATAAGTTAACTTGATGAGAGGAAGGATAAGATATTCTGTAATAATTTATTACATACGCCGCTTAATTGCGGTTCTTTTATTTCTATTAATTAGGTGAATTATGTCAAAACAATGGATAAGAGAATGCCACCTTATCGTTGTAGACAAAGATGGCGAAAAAGTAAATTTATCAGACCTGAAAATCACATTTAACATTAGCAGAACGGAATCTTCCAATCCTGCTACTGGTATTTTTACTATATATAACCTCAATAACGAAACCAGTAATAAATTACGTAAAAATGAATTTAAAAAGATTAAATTTGTGGCGGGTTACAAGGAGAACTCAGGACAAATATTCTCAGGCCAAATTCAGTACACGTATGTAAAAAGAGACAACGCAACGGATACTTGTGTTGTGATTCATGCAGCGGACGGGGATGAAGCACACAATTACGCGACCGTGAATACCACCATTGCGGCTGGATATTCGCAAGCAGATTTAGATCATTTGCTAATGCGTGATATTGCCAAATATGGCATTACCGCCGGTCTACGCCCTGAATTCAGTAAATCAGCATCACCCAGGGGAAAAGTACTTTTTGGCATGCACCGCAATGAAGTTTCTAATCTGGCAAAACAATGTGATGCTAATTGGCGCTATGAAGATAACAAACTACACATTGTACCCAAAAATAAATACTTAACTGAAGCCATTGTCCTTACATCAAAAACAGGCCTTATCGGTATGCCTGAACAAACTATTGGCTCCGGTATTAACGTTACATGCTTAATTAATCCGAATATCCGCCCCGGGACATTAATCCGACTGGATAACCGTTCAATCAAACCAGTTGATCCGGCGACTAAACAAGCTGCTCAATCTGGTGATCATAAGGATGCAAAAGCACAACCGGCAATGTTGGATGCTGATGGTGATTACATTGTCTTCAATGTGGAGTATTCCGGCGATACCCGCGAAACAGAGTGGTACATGACAATAATGTGTATCGCCAAGAGCGATCATACTTTGCTGAATCAATCAACTCACAATAAGGATAAGGCAGAGAGCGAATGATAAATACTGACGAACGACTCAATAGACCCGAAGCGGTCTTTTTTGCCATGCAAGAAGTCATTAGCGCCGGATTGTATGTCTCCTTGCCTTGCATTATTCAATCATTTAATGCTGATGCGGTAACCATCACCGCGCAACCGGCCATTAGATGGAAAATCAGGCAAAAAGATGGGGAACTGGAATCGGTATCCTTACCGCTGTTAGTGGATGTGCCGGTTATATTCCCAAGGGGCGGTGGTGTGACATTAACCTTCCCGATAAAAGCCGGTGATGAATGCCTGGTCGTATTTGCTGATCGCTGCATTGATTATTGGTGGCAATCTGGCGGTGTGCAGGAGCCGGTGGATCCTCGACAGCACAACCTGTCTGATGGATTTGCCATTATTGGCCCACAATCCCAGCAACAAAAAATATCGGGTATCAGCACAAACGCTGCTCAGTTGAGAAGTGATGATGGAGCGGCGTATATCGAACTCGATCCCAACAGCCATAACGTCACGATTATCACATCGGCAAAACTTATCGCGACAGCCAATGGCGGTACTGAAATCACTTCACCTGACATCATCCTAAATGGCAACGTCACCATTAACGGCAACTTATCACAGGGCATGGGCGCTGGTGGTGGCACCGCAACCATGCAAGGCCCGGTCACGGTGAGTAATGATGTGACAGCGGCAGGGATTAGCCTTAAAAACCATGTACATAGTGGTGTGCAATCAGGTGGCGGTAAGACGGGGAAACCTCAATGAGATACAGAAGAGAAATTGACAACGACTATGTATTTGGTCGTGGAGAGGCGGGTTTTCTTATCAACTCACCGGAAGCGGTCGCACAGGCAGTGAAAACTCGCCTGATGTTGCGCAGTGGCGAATGGTTTCTTGATAACCGAGAGGGGACAGATTACGACGACGTGTTGGGTAAAGGCACATCGGGGTTTTATGACCTGATTATTAGACAGCGAATACTGCAAACGCCGGGTGTAGAGAGCATTACCCAATACCGTAGTGAAAGAAACCCGGAAACAAGAAAAATCACCATTACAGCCACGATTGACACGATTTATGGACAGACAGGAGTAACTGCTGATGTATGAAAGTATTATCAACACAATGTTACCTGCTATTGATAAAAATGGGATCAATGCTCCTGATTATCAAACCATCTTGAATAGCTGGAAGACGATATTCAGGGATATTTATGGGGGCGATATTTACATTGAATCTGACAGTAAAGACGGTGTTTTTTTATCGCTAATAGCATACGTTATTCACGGTTGTAACAACGCAACCATTGCCTCCTATAACTCATTTAGCCCGGCAACCGCGGTGGGCGAAGGGCTTTCCCGCAATGTCAAAATCAACGGCATCACCAGAAAAAGCGCCAGTAACTCAACAGTGGATATTTTGGTTACTGGTCGAGCAGGCACGGTTATCCGTAACGCTTCTGTCCGGGATGATGCGGGAAACGCTTGGTCACTACCGGATGAAGTCATTATAGATACACACGGGCAGGCTATTGTGACCGCGATTTGTCAAAAATCGGGTGCGATCGGCGCATTACCTCACACGGTTAATCAAATTGCCACGCCAACATTGGGCTGGCAAACCGTGACGAACCCGGTTGCGGCTACACTTGGTCGGGGAATTGAAACCGATGTAGAACTGCGAATACGGCAAGCGGTTTCCGTTGCGCTGCCTTCGAGAACTATTATAGATGGACTGATGGGAGCAATTGCCAACCTGCATGGGGTTTCACGTTACCGGGGATATGACAACGACTCGGACAAAACGGATGAGAATGGCATACCCGCTCATAGCATTGCACTTGTCATTGATGGTGGAGACTCGAAAGAGATTGCCCGGACTATCTTAGTGAAAAAAACGCCGGGCATACCGACATTTGGCACCACCTCTGAAACGATTACCGATGATTATGGCAATAAAAAAACGATAAACTTCTATCGTCCTACACTGGTGCCAATTTACGTTGAAATACACATTAAACCCTTTATCGGATATACATCAGATATTGGCAATAATATTCGTAATGAAATATCTAACTATATAAAATCCCTTTATATTGGTGATGGAGTATATGTGACTCGTTTATTTGTACCGGCAAACTTATGCAATAAAAACGGTGGACAGACATATGAAGTATTATCTGTGATAGTGGGTAAATCAGCATCGACAACCGGAACGGCGAACATTGACATAGCATTTAATGAAGCGCCGACGTGCTCACCTGAAAATATAAAAATAGTAACGGTGCTTGAATGAACAGATATATGAAGCTAATTCCTGCATATCACATGGAAGGTAAAAAATATGTCAGGATGCTTGAAGCTGTGACTGATATTTTCAACCAGAATGCGCTGACAACAGATTTCTTGATTAGCAGTTTTGACCTTGATAAAGCGGTGGGCAAACAGCTTGATATTATTGGAGAATGGGTAGGAAGAAATCGAATGATCCAAACTCCAATTGAATCCTATTACTTCTCCTTTGATATTACTGACTTGGGATTTGATAGTGGACAATGGAAAGGGCGATTTGACAGTGATAAAAGTTATATCAAACTGGATGATGATAATTATCGGGTTGTCATTAAAGCGAAAATAGGCGCGAATAACTGGGATGGAACGGCTGGGTCATTTAATAACATCCTGAGTTTTATTCATTCAAATAATGGCCTATCGGTATCTTTCGAAGATAACTTGGATATGTCATTCACAGTGACTATTAAAGGTAAATCAATCAGTACAATTACTAAAGAAATCATCCATCAGGGTTATCTCTCGCTTAAACCTATGGGGATAACGGTTAATTACCATATAGTGGAGGGTTAGAAATGGCTAAAAATGATTTTAAAGCATTTGCCATTGGTGAAAACGCGAATACTTTATCACAAGAAGAATATGAAAGTTCAGATTTTATTGAGGAGGGTTTTAAATCAGGAATAGCAAGGAGTGAGCGCTTAAATAAAGTTTGGCGCCAATCTTCGGTTATAGCCGCGGTGATAGGGAAATATATTGCGGAAAAAACCGGGGAAGACGTTATGGATGATGGAGACCTGGAGAAACTCGTAGCGCAATTGGATTTAGCATTAAAACATAAAATTACTACGGAAATCCCTGCTGCTTCACTGACGCAGAAAGGCATATCGCAACTCAACAGCGCGACAAATTCTGACAGAGAAGACCAAGCAGCGACTCCGAAAGCGGTTCATGACGTTAGAAAAATTGCTGAAAGCAAATTGAGTGGTGTTTCTGATGCCTCATTGACTCAGAAGGGGATTGTACAACTGAGTAGTGCGACAAATAGCACAAATGAAACCTTAGCGGCGACGCCGAAGGCAATTAAAGAAGCATACGATTTTGCAAATACAGCAAACGTAGCAGCTAAAAATGCTCATGATGAAGCAAACAGGGCTACAGATAATGCTAATAGCAGATTGGCAAAAAACCAAAATGGCGCAGATATCCCTAATAAAAGTGAGTTTATAAAAAACCTTGGTTTAACAGAAACCGTCAATTTGGCGAAAAGTGCCGTGCCTAAAACAGATGCAGATAGCACATATGCGCGGAAAAAATCGCGTGAAACTTTTACATGCGGCAGTTTAGATGTAGATGCCGGACATAATTATGCGGGCCTGAGATTGATAAAAAAAGACGGATATTACTCTCAGATATCAACGAACCCGGACGGACAAGGCCCACTCACAATCTACTATAGGAATGCAGCGGGTAATAATATTTATGCCGTTAATTTGCAAAAGAAATCTGGCACATTAGCAACAATCGATGACATTGATGCAGCAATTGTTGCTAAAAATAACATCCCAGTGGGTGCTCCAATTCCGTGGCCGTTACCGAATATGCCTGCTGGCTATCTCGCATGTAATGGTCAATCGTTTAATAAATCTCTATATCCACAATTAGCTATAGCTTATCCATCAGGTGTGCTTCCTGATTTACGCGGTGAATTTATCCGTGGTTGGGATGATGGGCGCGGTGTAGATCATGGTCGTGGAGTTTTGTCGTGGCAAGCTGATGAGTTTAAATCCCATTTTCATGAATTTGAAGCACTAAGGAACGCAACAGGAAATTCAGTCTGGGGAGATTTTTTTGGGACTAGTGTTATTCTTGGAAGACAAAAATATCAGGTTAACAATAGTGGTGGCGCAGAAACACGCCCTCGCAATATCTCTTTCAACTACATAGTGAGAGCAGCATAATGAATACACAAAAATACTCTTTGGAATATGAAACTACTGTATTGGATAAAGATGGATTGGCGGAAAAAGCAGGCTGGCTGACAATCTACCATGCAGCGCCTCATTCAAGGGAATTTATCGGCGCAGCACCAGAATACCTGATGGAGGGAATAGGAATACCGGCCAGTTCCTATACAGATGCTCCGACACTTCCTGAATCCGATTCTACAGCTGTTAGACGTACAGCAGACGGAAATCACTGGGAAATTGTACCCGATTACCGGGGAAAAACAGCTTACAACACACAAACTCGATTACCGCAAGAAATTACTGATCTGGGTGAATTACCCGAAATCCTGACATTCAAACAACCTATTACTCATTTTGATCGATGGGATGGCTCAAAGTGGGTGATTGACAAAGTGGCAATAAAGGATAGTGAAATTGAGCAGGCAGAACAACTACGCGGTACATTGTGCACACAAGCCAATGAAACTATTAAGTTGCTCCAATATGCTGTTGATACTGGATTAGCTTCGGAAGAAGAACAGACATTGTTACTTGAATGGAAAAAATATCTGGTATTGCTGAACCGTGTTGATACTTCACTAGCCCCTGATATTAAATGGCCTGAGATGCCTGAATGACAACAATAAGGGCTGCTTATGCAGCCCAATGACAATTGTAAAGCATTCTATTTAGTCTATCTTCGAAATATTATGCTATTATTTTGCAATCTACCGGGATAGATCTTTTTAATTTTACAGACTCAATATTCTGCCAATGGGTTGTAGGTTACACCATCTGAGTTTGTATTCTCTGGATGGACAGCCGAAGGAATATCTGGCATTTTCATATTGAGAATAAGCTCTTTCTATATTGCTCCAAATTAGTAAAGAGCCAATAGAATGCTTTTGCAATTCATCTGAAGTATCCATTCCTGCCTGGATAAACTCAAAGATAGTGTGTTCAAAAGTACATGTCTTTGTAATAAAATGAAATGCGCATGCCTCATCTTTGTAAAATAATATATTTCCCCATATAAGAGGTTGAATTAGTTCAAATAATTCTTGAGTTAGCGCCTCATCAACACAACAAGAACCCCATCTTTTCTCGGTAAGAGAGAAATAAATATTTGCTATTTCTCTTGGGTTGAAAGATTCACAATCTACGACTTTTCCTCCAATCTTTAGAAAGCGCTTCAATCGGTCTTTATATTTTTTCTGGGATTTTGTCGATATTCCACCGTTACCTAATTCTTTAGCAATGCACACTCTTCTATTGGCATTAAATATATATGTTGAATTAATCAAATTTTTCCTATTTAAAGGAGAAATAAATTTTGATTTAATAGGCAATACAAATTTAGCTTCCGGAGAAGCGGGTATGATTAATTCGTCATTAGGAATAGCTATACGGATATATTTCGATAATGGAGTACAAGGATCGTTTGCAAGAAATCGCTCTCCCCATATGCATATGGCAGCAGTCAATAGCCCATTAGAATCTTTCTGTACATAGTACTTTTCATCACATTTAAAATGTTTATGAATGAAATCTAAAACAACGGGGTGTGTTGCTAATCCCCCACCGTACATACTGTAGCATTGACGATAATCATCAATGCTAGCTTCTTTCCACCCAAACAGAGATAATAATGTTTTCATCTAAAAAATTTATCCATTAAATAGTTCATAATAACAGCGCTCACGTATTTATAAATCAAGTCCGACACATATCCTATCTATATTTTTCATAATATGAAATTCATTCGGGAATTTTATCTTCCGGTAATGAACTATATTTCATGAACTTATTACTAAAGTTCAGAACATCATCTTGATTTTCACATATTTTATTAGACAACATTTTACAATTATCAGATATTGTTGACTCTTTAATACCTGTCCAATCTGAAAATAGTGTTAAGAAGTTCATTGAATTGCGTTGAACGTTAATAATATTACGTGACGTATCATCGTAAGAGGTAATAAACATAGGAACCTGATAATTCTGCTTATATTTATCATTATGAGCAAGCCTCATCTTCTTAGTATCTTTCTCAAAGAAAGAACCTCCGTGATCAGCAAAATACATCAAAGACCAGCTCTTCTCATTTTTCTGTGCTTCATCAGTAATTATTGATAACAAATCATCAGTGTTTTCAATACTCTGTATATAGCAAGAAACCTGCTCTGATTTAAAAAATACCTTGTATTCATAATTTGTTCTGGTACAAGCAGGAGAATGAGACCCCATTAAGTGAATAACAATTAACTTCTTTTCTCTCTTATCCTCTAGAGCTTTTTTCACAATTGGTATTATATTTGTGTCGGGCATATTTCTATTAAGACCAGAACTGGACTCACCTTTTTTAATAAATAATGGAGAATCAGCCCTTGCTCCCATACTGGCTACCGGAGTATCAAATATCCCCATAGAACCCTGATTTGATATCCAGTAGGTATAAAAACCAGCTTTTTTTGCTAATGTCACAATATTATTGCTTAAAATATTTTTACCATCTTTGACCATTGCTAGTGAGTTTGCCAATGATATCTGGGTCGATGGACCTGCTGAGATATAATTTGTAAAAAGCGTCCCATTGGCAGCGCTCATAAAAGGAGTATTGTGTATCGGGAATCCATATGCATTCATAAAATCTCTACGTACACTTTCTCCAATCACAACAATGTAGGTGCTATATTTTGGCTCTGTCGATACCGTTCCCCACGTATCTTTCTCACTTAGTATTTGTTGCATTTTTTTATATTCACTTTTTACCCTTATAAAGTTGATAGTGACATCTTTGATGGCTCTAATTTCAGGAAGCCCAGAGTCAAGAATATTGAATTCCTTACCCTGTATAAATGCTTTTAAAGGGTGATGTATTATCGTTATTAACGCAAAAGAGAATAGAAGAACGTTAATATTTTTATGCAGATTAATGTTTACTTTCAGAGAGAACAAACAAAAGATCAGGATAAATGCACTAAAGAGATAATATTCAACTGGAATAGAAGAGATAAATTCACTGGCTTCTTGTTCGTTTGTATAGAATAACGAAAGAATTAAGTTGAAGTTTGGTGAGCCATATGTAAGCCCTATAGGGGCATAAACGAGAGTTGCTATACCGAGAACAATAAGCAGGGGCCTGTAAACCACAGTGACTTTGTTTAGCAAAAGAAAAGTAAAGAATATAACGAATACATACGCTATTTTTAAGCGATAACCTAAAGCCATATGGGCTAAAAGGCAAAAGATGAAAAGTGCAACAACTGGTAGCAGCTTGATTAGGTGGTTTTTTGTAAGTTTCATATTTATCTATCAATAGGGCATCATGTAATAGTAAAACGTAGTTTAGCTCTCGAAAAACAAGAAAAACGGAGATTCAATTTCTTCATCCATCCAGATTTTCTATTAGTACTATACTATGTATTTTTCGCTATGTGAATAAAATAAATTTTAGTTAGGATTTAAACCTGAATCCTTTACTTGCAATATAAAAGGAACCATATAATGCAGAAGTATCACCATAACCCCCAGTATAGGAAAATACACATATCATGCTACGCGCCAATAAATTATAGTAACAGGATAAAGTAAACAAAACAGTTATCAAATATATGTGTGGCTAAATTTTACCGTATTTATTCCTATTGAATATTTTGGAAAACTGGCTTATCAAACGACTCAATAGTTTGCTTTAATAAAGCAAACCGGCCACAACTTGTAATGACCAGGGTAACATCACTTGAATCAGAAAATAACATAATACTTACTCATTGACTTTTATAAAATTCACTATTATTTGATATCACAAAAACAAACCTCTACTTTCATAGTGTCAGAAAAAATGACTTCATTTTAAGACCTTTTAGTAAAAGATCATATATTAAACCTAAATCTTAATTTCCTAATACCCCCAATACAATATTTATGGCTTTATCCGTTTCACCCATAGACGGACAAATATTCTCCACAACATTGTATGTAATTTCAAGTATAATGATCGTCTTCTTCTTTGAATATTGAAAAATTCTTGTCTACGCTGCTTTTGTTTTTTTCTTTCTGGCTCCAGATTTGATTGAATATATAACGGCATTGTAGAGATGACGGGAGGTATCACTGCTTTCACTTTTATAATCCGTCTTTCATTGAGAAAACGCCACTTATCAGCTTCAAGCCAAACGGGCTGTAGAAAATCAAGTAAACATTGTGCAGCGTGATTATTAATTACATAACCATAAGCACCGGCTGCTTCAATCACATTAACTAAATAATACTGACCCGTTATATTCTTCTTGAACGTGTCAATATATTCATTGGTTTTATTCAGTAGAATGACGTTGGGTTTGTTAAGATTTTTGGCGTTGAATTTATCCAATGCGCTCAGTACATCAGAGATATTTTTATTGATTTCTACATCGTCTTCCATGATAAGAGCTAAAGGGATGTTTTCACCAACAATTCTCTGGTAAACAGATAGATGGCTTAACGAGCATCCTAACTCACCAAGAGTCATTCCATTACTGTAAAAGTCGCGGCTAAGTTTCATCACCTCATCTTTGGAAAGTTGTTTGCCATTTACCGCTTTGATTATTTCAACATCTAATCCTAAGGATGATGCTCGCTGTAACATCGAGTATTTTCTTTCGATATCTGATTCTAAGTTAATTATAAAAATTTTCATTTTTTTCTGGTAAAATTATGAGAAGATTTAAGTAAAAAATAAACTATGGAATTTATAGCCACTTAATTTTAAAATAATATAAATTGATATTTTACTTAGCTACAGCACCAAGATCTCCTCATATGAAAGGCTAAAATATTTTCCATTCTTTGAAATCCTATTTTTTCTTATCTTCATAAATACTCTTTTAAAACCAAATTAAACACTATGATTTAATATAAAATTAGTGTTGAAAGGTTATTTACTATCTGATAGACAGAGTTAGAATACTCCTTAATGTGGATTTTGTATTATAATCTCTCTTGTGTTATTTAGTGCATATCATAAAATATTAAGTGCTGATTTTACTCTTTTTAAATAATTTGAATCATATAAATTGGAAATTGCCATTTTTATTGTATTACTGTCAGATAGTTTTTTTCCGCTAACTATATCTTGCAATTTATTTATTAATTCAGATGGTTTATCAACAGGATATAGTTCACCATTAATTTCATTCTTTATGATATCAGCAGGGCCAGTTTTGCAGTCAGAGCTTATACAATATATACCTTGAGCATTAGCTTCTCCTAATACCATAGGAAACCCCTCAAAATCTGAAGTTAATAACAGTGCTGTAATTTCTTTAATTTCATTCATAATATAATACCACGGTTCTTTATGCCACCCGTGCCATACTATATTACTGGTTATATTTAGATTATCCGCTACACTGCGTAATATTTTCTCATCACAACCACTGCCAACAATATTTAATTCCCAATTACCATGAACCTGCGATAATGCCTTAAACATACCACTAATGTTCTTATGACCGTCGGCTAATCTGCCTACATATAGAAATTTAGTTATATTCCCGTTTGGTTGAGGGATTGTTTCGCTTTTCTGAGAAACAGGATTGAAGATAGTAAAAATTTTATCTGGATTAACACCTCTATCAATAAATTGTTGAGTTATACCTGAACTAATAGAAAGGTGATAATCGGCTTTTGTTGCATAAATATTTTTATACAATTGATCAAGAGAAGAATAAACCCATGAAAATAGAGGAGTTTTAGAAAAGATTAATTTTTTTGCCAGACTTGTTATGTAACAACTTAGTGGATCTATCGCAATAATGATATCCGGATTTTCTCTTCTCATAAATTTAGAGAATAAAAAGGCAAAGTGTACTCTGCGAGCTTTTGTGTTATATATCTTAGAACGGATGCGATGAAATGACATTCCATTTAACCAATCATCATTTATTTCAACAGATTCTTGGCGGATATCATTGATAAAGAAGAAACTGACGTCTGACGCTGGGCAATCTTCTGATAATAAAGCTACTAATTTTTTGCATACAGTTTCCCTTCCTCCAAAACCAGGCATGTCATAGCCTACGATAATGATTTTTTTAGCTTTCATAATTAATCTAACCTTCTTATATGGGTTTTTATGAATTTCATATCTCTATATCAATAACATATTCATGTAACGGTAAAAGGTAGCTTGTATTATGAAAAAAAGAACCAAAATTCAAGCTATTCACTAGCACCATACTACATGCTTTTCATAATGTGAATCAGAATATTCAAGAATTTTTTAAAACCTGAATACTTAAAGCGAAAGAGAATTAACATGGTATAAAAATATAACTATGATTTTCTGGTATAGGGAAATGTATATGAATTTATTTAAAAAAATATATTACTAGCTTGTTATTATCACCAGTTATCTTGTGAGTTACTAGAAGGCATTAGCTATAACACTAATATATAACTCACAAAGGAGAGTGGAATATCAAAGCATCAGTTGTAATATCTGCTTATCATCCCAAGAACTGAAAAGATAAAAAGTTGTATGATTTACGAAAATAAACCGTGTAAATTCGCTGATTTATCACTCAGAACTTGCTGGTAATTCCTGAATGGTTAATGTCTTTCTCTTTAAATCGTCGTTTTGGTTATCGATTGACATGTGAATATATACCCTATGGATTTCAAGATGCATCGCGGCGGCAAGGGAGCGAATCCCCGGGAGCATAGAGAACTATGTGACCGGGGTGAGTGAGTGCAGCCAACAAAGAGGCAACTTGAAAGATGACGGGGATAGTTTTTCAGGTCAGTTAATGTTTGGTACTAATGAAACATCAACACGGCTTAATAATACTAGAGAGTGTGAGTTAAATGAACCAACTTTGATCAAGAGCTTTGAATTCTCTACACTTCGTAATCGTAGTGGGCTTTCGAACCTAAATTGATGAAAAAACTTCAAAAACTAATTGGCAAAATATTAACTCTGTAAAAATAAAAAGATTTGTTCCGCACATGATACAAGTTGAACAGAATTGCGCTCTTTTGCAATTGTTGTGATTTTTGAAAAATTAAATGCTCCTGGATAATTCCCACCATTAGCTGATACCGCATTTTTCTCCAACTCCACCGTTTCCATCAAGCCAATGAATTATCTAGCCTGTAATTTAAATTGTGCATTTTCTAAGATAAGCCGTCAATTGCTATATCTCAGCAATTTTCTCGCCAAAATAAAGTACATTAAAAAATACAAACAATTGACCAGTAAAAAAAGATAAAATTTCTAAATGAATTTCATACTATGAAAAATTGTTAATGTAAAAATATAAAGCTTATTAACAGTCTAAAATGGCCTGTTTTTACAGGCCATTTAGATTGTTGTCATGATTATATAAAAATTAAATTTTATCTTTCCTTTTAGTCAGTAATAAATTAGCCAACAACCAAATTATTTTATTTTTAGAATTAATTATTTTTAGCCTAAATAAAAACTTATTTCTCTTCCGAATAAATTCAGCATCTTGTCTTTGATAAGAAAAATCGGATAAAAAAGAAGAAAGCTCATCAAATCTTTTGGATGCTAGCATTTTCCACATTAGCTGGCCTTTTAGGCTTAAAGCTTTTGATTTAACTTTCTTCATAAAGATTTCACGATCTTCGTTATGGTATTGCGTGTCCATATCTTGATAAATCGTGTCCCAAGCTTGGATTTCATCTATATAATTCTTTACATCCCACTTCTTATTCATGATGGAGTCATTTCGGTAAATATAGTTATAAAGATATTCTGGGATGTAAGAAAATTTTGCTTTACAGATACATAACAAAATAAATGAAATATCTTCTCCTACAATTAGGTTTTCATCAAACCAAATTTTATTTCCTAGCAAAAAATCACGTTTAATTAACATGCAACAAATACCAAAATAATCAAAATTCAAAAAATTGAATGCCAGATTATTTAAATCTCGATAATCTTTAGAACAAATCTCTTTGCCTATATAAACATTCTTGAACAAACAAAAAGTAATATCACTCTTTGTCTCACTATTTTTTCGCAACACCGATTCAATAAACGAAGGCTCAAAAGAGTCATCACTATCTAGGAAAGTGACATAATCCCCTTTGGCTTTACTTAAGCCAACGTTTCTTGCTGCGGAAATCCCTCTGTTTTCTTGAGAAAATACCTCAATATTGAAGTATTGTTCAGACAACCGGTTAAGAACATCCATTGTGCCATCAGTTGATCCATCGTTGACAATGATGATCTCAGTGTTTTTATATGTCTGATTAAGAACACTATTAATAGAATTTTCTATAATATCTTCGACATTAAAGGCCGGGATGATAATTGAAACTAATATATCGTTGTTCATAATAGTACAATCCTCCAGTTATCTACAGGAATTTTCTGGATTTATTCAATGAAGAGCTTTTAATATTGAATATATATTCTGATATAAATACATGTGTGAATTGAACTAACATCAGTATTCTTGCTCCTAATTGTCAAATTTAAAGGTATTTAATTGATTATCAATATGATTGATATAGGGTATTATACCTCTTTTCCTCATTAATTGTATCAATTCATTACCAAAGTAAAGATTTACTGTGAAAAATGTTCTCTATCTAGCAACATTATTACTCCTTCACTGATAGATCAGTGCTGTATCATCACACTTCCATCATCTTTTTATGGCTTTTAAGCTGCATTTTTGCTGTTATATCGGCTCAGATATTAGTTTTAGTACAATTTAGGAATATAGCTCCCTATAGGCTAGTAATTACTGTAAGATTAACAATAGCTATCCGAATTCAGGTTTATAGAGCAGCAATATTTTCTGTATAAAAAAATTAGTATATTTTTTACTAATGAGAATTACACTGTAGACTTATTTTTCACCATGTAAAATCGATTGCACAATGTAATTATAATGTTGATATTCATTACTGAAAAAATCATCTAGAATAAAAATATATGAAAATATTTATCGTTAACCTAAAGAAAGATATAGAACGAAAAAAATCCATACAGCATCAATCTGAAAAATTAGAGCTTGATGTTGAGTTCATTGAGGCTGTGAATGGCCGAGAATTATCACAAGATGAAATTAAATTATTTTGTCCAGATTTTCATAAAAGTTCAATGACTTTGGGTGAGCTAGGTTGTTCTTTGAGCCATTTAAAAATTTACGAAAAAATGGTTAAAGAAAATATACAACTCGCTTTGATTATGGAAGATGATGCTGAAATAGGCAGAGATATTAGGGAAATATTGGATTTTTTAATAACTATAGACAATAAGAATCTCCATAAACCAAATATTTTTTTATTAAGTAAAGTTAATGAGTACATAGACACTTTCAAAAAACCACTCATCAAAGATTACCATTTAGTTAGTGTTATCGATGCGGCTTTAACTCATGGTTATGTTGTAAACAAATCTGCTGCAAAACGCTTACTTGATTTTTTACGTCCTGTATGGCTAGTAGCAGACGAGTGGAAATTGCTTAGAGAAAATAATGTAATCAAACTTAAAGCTGTTGTGCCTTCCGTTATAAATTTCACAGAACATTCCCGCAACTCATCTATAGGAAATGAAGGTCACTCAACAGTAAACGAGCTAGATATACAAAAAAGAAAACGCAAATTTTTAACAGCTTTGCGTTTGATGTTTTGGCGTGTATTTGTTCGTTCGTGGGTTAAAAAAGTCAGGCCATAATTTTTTATGATTACGGCCACAATTAAGATATGTATAACTATGACTTACAGAATAGTATTTTTATTTAGCTTATCTTTTAAAGTTACTTTGTTATTTAATATCGTATTGTGCCGGACTTTCTTTGATACGATTATCAATGTACTGAATGAGTGTATCAGGCAGTGAGATATTAATACGCTACTGCTTTCCGGAAAATTCAGATAAATCAACATCAATAACAAACCAACTATCAATGTATTGATATTCTGCGTTTTTTGCATAAACCAGATAGCCAGCATCCTGAATATGTTCAACTGTTCTATTATTCGCAACCATATCTTCTACTGTTAACAAGATAGCCTCACGCGCCATTATCGCAATGTCTTCTTTATTATTAGCGGCAGAAAAACAGCCATAATCTTCGGCACATAGCGCAGGAATGACCAAACCATACGCTGTATTTTCATTTTTCGATAACTCAACACCTACTGAAAAAAACATGATGACCTCCAAAGTCGTCGGGGATTAAACTCTCGCCATTTTCTTTATAGATTTGACAATACCGATAGGCAGATCTTTTTTGGGATGCGTAACTGGAAATGTCTTTCCGGTTATTGGTAACTCCTTCTAAGTTCGCGTCCAACAGCAATCAGCTCTTTTATCAGGTTGGTTGATTTCATATCCTCCCAACCTGACATAAGCATATGCACGCATACACACAAAGTAAATTTATTTATCTCAAATGAACTTGCGTTAAAACGCAAAGTGATGCTAATTTCCTGTATGTTTTCCACTCAATTATTGTTCGTAATTCCATCATAGTTAATATATTTCTTTCTCAATCATTATTTTGGTTATTTATTGGCACTCAGATCTGCCCAATTTTTACCATATTGAGTCCCATTGAATGCCTTTAAAAGCTGCTTTGACAAAGATTGCCGTCAGTTAATGAACTACAGAAAGCCTTGGTTTGACGGAAACAGTGAGTTTGGCGAAAAGTGCGGTGCCGAGCAGTCGGAAAATTAACGGCAAGGCGTTGAGTGGGGATGTCAGTTTGAATGCCGGAGATGTGGGGGCAATATCGACCAATGGTGGAAATTATCCAGAGTATTTTAGATTTAAACAAGTCGAGACGATTCCAAACGAACGTAACGCAACGATGTTAGTTTCTGAATCTGGAGGGAAACCGACAAGTACGATGGTTGCATTTACAAGTTATGCCTGGTACGACAATTATATTAAAACGGGTATTGTGCGTGGTGGTAGCGTAGATACCTTGGGATATGCTGTAGATATTAATGCGAAGCGTGTGTTAACCGTATCACCGGACGGGAAAGTAAATACCACACAATTTATTGCTCAATCATTTATTGCCGGTAGCGGCGGTATGCAAGCAGGTACAAAAGATGCGGCTAGTTTTGATGGGAATAATGTTGAACTTATATCGTGGTTTGGTATCGGGTTGAGAGCAACAATAGATCAGAAGACACGAATTTTTTTTAATACGCGTAATGGCGATATTTTCACAAAAGGGACAATTCATATTGGTGATGCAATACACTATTACGATGGGAACACTACGGGATCAATATGGGGCGGTGACTTACATAGTTATATAAACAATAATTTTAGCAGAAAGAATGATGGAATTCCTGTCGGCTCGCCCATCCCTTGGCCTCTACCAAATCCTCCATCAGGTTATCTTACGTGTAACGGCCAATCATTTAATAAATCGCTATATCCACAATTAGCTATGGCTTATCCATCAGGTGCGCTTCCTGATTTACGCGGTGAATTTATCCGTGGTTGGGATGATGGGCGCGGTGTAGATAGTGGCCGAGGGGTTTTGTCATGGCAAGCTGACGAGTTTAAATCCCATAGCCATACTTTGAATGGAGATGATGCAGGCTCATGGGGTAGTCATGTTGGTCGGGGTAATGGTAACGCAAGGGGTCTCGACCCAACTAATAAAACCGGTGGCAATGAAACCCGCCCCCGCAATATTGCATTTAACTACATAGTAAGGGCAGCATAATGACTGAACAAAAATATTCTTTAGAACCAGAAACAGCAATATTAGGTAAAGATGGATTAGCAGAAAAAGCGGGCTGGTTGACAATCTACCATGCAGCGCCTCATTCAAGGGAATTTATCGGCGCAACACCAGAATACCTGATGGAAGGAATAGGAATACCGGCCAGTTCCTATACAGATGCTCCGACACTTCCTGAATCCGATTCTCTGGCTGTCAGGCGCACAGCAGACGGAAATCACTGGGAAATTGTCCCCGATTACCGTGGAAAAACAGCTTACAACACACAAACTCGCTCACCGCAAGAAATTACTGAGCTGGGTGAACTACCCGAAACCCTGACATTCGAACAACCGGCTACTCATTTTGATCGATGGGATGGCTCAAAGTGGGTGACTGACAAAGCAGCAATAAAGGACAGTGAGATTGAGCAGGCAAAGCAATTACGCGACACACTGTGTACACAATCTAATGAAACCATTACGTTGCTCCAATATGCCGTTGATACTGGATTAGCTTCGGAAGAGGAACAGACACTGTTACTTGAATGGAAAAAATATCTGGTATTGCTGAACCGTGTTGACACTTCATTGGCCCCTGATATTAAGTGGCCTGAGATACCAGAATGACAACAATAAGGGCTGCTTATGCAGCCCAATGACAATCGAAGTCAGAAATCTCACATGTCATTTGAATTGATAAAATTTTCTACCTGTTCGGCAGTATACATGCTCTTCAAAAATCAGCATTTCTAAGCTACTTGTACAGTAATAAGTTATTGCTAAACGCATTTAAAAACATATGTCAACACTTTTATTTCGGCACTTCTGGCCATTTTACTTCAGGCGCTTGATTCACATCTACACGAGTAAGCAATACTCTGTATTTTCTCCACTCCAATAGAGCTTCTTTCTCTGAGTCGTTAGCGACTTCCAAGTCCACAGAGTCTTGTAGCAAGGAGATTGTTTCATTTGCTTGTTGTAATAGTGCTGCTTGCTGTTGCTTTGCTTCGTTGATTTGATGGGCTTTAAGAAGGTCTTTATCAACTATCCACTCTTTACCGTTCCATGTGTCATAATCGGTGTCGGGTTTCTTGAATGTCATAGTTTCCGGTAACTCACCGATTTCAGTTATCTCAATCGGCTCTCGTGTTAACGTGTCATAAACGATTTTTCCGCGATAATCAGGCACGATTTGCCAACACTTACCATCTACACTACGACAGACCGCTTTGTCATCAGAATCGGGAAGTTTAGGCGCATCAGGATAAGCACCCACTGATAAACTGACACCCAACATGACATATTCAATATCAGAGTTTGTGAATTCTCTCGTGATTTGACTCGAGTGATAAACTTTTATCCAGCCTGCTTGAATTGCTAATCCGTCTTCACCCAATACGGCTGTTTCATGTTCTAAAGAGTATTTTTGTTCTGTCATTATGCTGCTCTCACTATGTAGTTAAATGCGATGTTTCGGGGACGGGTTTCGTTTGCTGTGCGCGGTTCTCCGTTCACTCCGTCCGATACGGGTGAACTGACAACATGTGTTTGAGTAATACGACCTGTGTATTCTGGCCCTCCATGCTGTGACGGGCTATCTGTTGCGCTCGCAGCTGTCGCATTCGGCCACGCTCTGTGAGTGTGACCTTGCATTGCGTCGGGCTGCCACGTTCCGCACACCCGTCCCGGATCAACTCCCCGGCTATCATCCCAGCCTCGAATAAACTCGCCTCTTAAATCAGGTACTCTGCCATTGGGATAAGCTTCTGCTAATTTTGGATATAGCGATTTGTCAAAGGATTGTCCGTTGCATGTGAGATAACCGACGGGTGTATATCTATGCGGATACGGCAGCGGAACACCCACGGGAATGTTGTCATAACGCGCATCAAAATTGCCGTAATCTGCGGGTACTACAATCCCGTTTTTATAAATTGTTAATGCTCGCTTCGAGTTAATATCAATGCCCGCACCGATCAGATCTACTGTTCCACCCCGGACAGCACCAACTGCAATCTCATTGCCATACCAGTTAGCTTTCATATACGAACAAAGTGTTCCGGCGGGTGCGCCTGCATTTGTTGATATAAGTTGAACAGAGTTTCTTTCTTTTGCAATTGTTGCAATTTCTGAAAAATTAAATGTTCCTTGATAATTTCCACCCGTCGCTGAGACTGCCCCCACATCCCCGGCATTCAAACTGACATCCCCACTCAACGCCTTGCCGTTAATTTTCCGACTGCTCGGCACCGCACTTTTCGCCAAACTCACTGTTTCCGTCAAACCAAGGTTTTATAGAATTCATAAATTAACAATAAATCGTGTTGAAGCAGTGTGCTGGGGCATTAAATGGGGATTGAAAGGGTAAAAACTGGGTATATCTGTGTATTAATAAATGACCAAAATGGCGATTATGGGAAACAGAATTGCAAATGGTTTAATTGTGAACAGTTATTGTTCATAAAATAACCTAAAAATGGTCAAGGTAGAGCACAGATATTGGCAAAATGCGTGCCTTTCCCAATCATAGTGGAAACATATTGGCTATGATCTGTATCAGTCACTATCTTTTTCTGCTTTGCGTATTCTGATTCTGGAGATTTGTTACAACGAAATAAACTGAGAGTTACCTGTAATCTTGTATGGGGTTTGGTGACCATATCAAAGCAGGTCACTCCCAATTTTAGATAAAGTTTCAACTAACACATCCAAATTTATTTAACGGAAAGCTCTATATTTACACTTCGATTTCTTACCCAAAAAGCCTGGCTGTTATAACAAATCTGGCCTCCGCAGATAGCATTTTCAACTATATCAGGACACCCTTTAATCAATGCATACCATTCAGGGCCAGATCCATCTGAATTTGCATGACCACGACCATGCCGAAATGTTAGTGTACAATTTTCTGTGTCTGTATTGGCAACATTAATATAACTAACACTCCAATCGACAGTTTTGGTTTCATTTGTACATCCATCTATCCAGTTATTATTATCCTGTAAATTTCCCAGATAGGTTTTACCTGCCTCTAAGCGTATTTTTTCATCTCCACTATCGTACATGCAATTAGATGATTGTGTAATAAGAGTAATACTCTTTGTCGCTGATGAGTTTTTAATTTGTAGTGCATATGTGGCTGATAATGCACTCGCTCACCCCGGTCACATCGTTATCTATGCTCCCGGGGATTCGCTCCCTTGCCGTCGCGATGCATCTTGAAATCCATAGGGTAGCACTCGACAATGTATTAAATCATCTCGCCAAAATCTATCGAAATAAGGTTTTGATTTATTAATGCTGAGTTTGTGGGGATTCCCCTCAGCGTATTTGCGAGGTCGGTTTTTAACTTCGTCATTATTTAAAATTCAACTAATCCCATCGAACCTAATAAAGCGGCAATTACAGGAATTAAAAATACTAATGCTATTAACGTACATATAATTTTAATTATTGGGTTCTTGTATTTATACGCAGCATAGGAAGATATTAGCCCGATAGGGACAGTGAACCAACCGCATACGGGTTGCCTGTTCACTGTGTGCCTTTGATGTGATAGTAGTAAACTAAACTATTAGTACAATATTGCAAAGTGCTAATAGTACAATTTCTTTGTGTGATTTTGTTTTACTTATTTGATTTTTAATGAAATTATGGATATTGATGGAAGAAGGAGAAGAAAAACCCCTCTAACCGGGTGGGTAACAGGTGATATATGTCTTTAGAAGACGAGCTTTGCAATACCAATTGCCAGACCAGTTATTCCTAACATTGTGGCGGCAATCCATTTGGTTTGAGTTGCAATAGATTGGTGAACCTCAATTCTCACAGATGCAATATCTTCCTTTGTTGCATAATTAGCTTTCATAATTGCGAGATCAGTCTTGATGAGGTTCAGATCATCTTCAAGTTTTTTTACTCTGATTTCAAGCATATCGTTGCTGCCTCCGTCACCACTATTGCCGCCTGTTTTAAATGGCAAATCACTTCTTATTGGAACCACGTTATCTCGTTTATTCATTGCTATCTTTCCCCATGATAGCAGGGTATTTCTGTTTTACCCACTCAAGAACTTGTGATGTATCTATCATCATTACAGTCACCGAATGCAGATAGAGCAGAACTTTCATGGTGAAAAAGTGGCGCTTTTGGTTTTGGATTTTATAGTCACTTAGAAGGGCGCTTACTCATCCTGAGTTTATTAGCCACGCTGAGTACGATAATCCTTTGGTTAATAGTATACAATGCTGAAAATAAAGGGCCTTAACTTGAGATATCAGGCAAATAGCCTTAAATCGAGACGAGTTATTTCTTATTTGATATTACGGAGAATGTCTTACGACATTCTCCGTCAGATTATTGACAAAGTGCTGGTTTTTTTATCCGGCGCTCTGTTTTAATTCAGCTCCGTTCACCAGACGGAGCTTGCCGCCATGTTAAGGTATTGGCGTAAACAGGGGAGTGAGACGAGTTAAATCTATTTCCTGTTTAACTTGTGCCAGGCTATACGCTTCCTGGAGTCTCAGCCACATTTCCGGCGTACTGCCGATCACGTTGGCTAAACGAACGGCCATTCCTGGCGTTACTGCCGCGCTACCTTCAACAACACGCCCAATAGTTGACGGTGAGACATCCAGTGCACGAGCAAGCGCTCTAAGACTAATATTTAAGTGCTCTATCTCGTCAGAGATATAGCGCCCCGGATGGGGTGGCATACGTTTAGTCAT